CTTCACAAGGTTTGTCTGGTTTTGAGCCGCGATATCTACTCTTTCCAGCAGATCATATTCAGCGTTGGAAACTGCGTCAAAGCTCTTGATGTTGGGGTTGTGAATATCCCCCGTACCACCGTATTCGAACCCGCTCCCCACGCCCACATTAAAACCAAGATTATCAGTCCTGCCCGTCACGTCTTGCCCCTTTCTAAGAGACAAACCCGCCGCCAGCACAAACTCATAAAAGTCGCGGGTGCTGTTTGCGTAGTGGCCGATGGGGTTGGCGAGATACTCAAACCCAAGAATGTTGCCTGTAACCGTGTTGACAGAAATGCGCATTGTAAACATCTTGCGCGACCAATCCTGCCTAGTCGGTTCAGTCGTTTGTTGCTGCAAATTACTTGCACTGTCTATGTAAACGTAAACAGAGGTCGCACCTGTTGCCACCGTGACACCTGTTGCCCCCGCGTAGTCTATTGGGAAATAGCCAAGGTCGCTGGCTATCTCACCCTTGACCGCTGGTTGTGCAAAGGTTGTGCCGCCGACTGTTACGCTGGCCGCGTAAGTGCTTGTGAATCCCGTGCCGCGCGCCCGCAGCAACGCGCCGTCGGTTTTGTTAGCAAAGTCTTGCATGTTGGTGGCAACAGCAACCGCAAGGTCAGTGTCGTCAAGCGTAACGTTTTCTGCAAGGGGCAAGAAGTCTGCAGCTGTCGCAGCCACATAGACCACAGCAGTGCCGGAAAGAGGTATGGCTGCATCGGTGTTGGAGCTTTCGCTTACTACTCGGGACAGAGTGGTCCCAGAGGCAGTATAGGTTCCGGTGCCTATCTCAAAGTTAGCAGGGCCGTCTTCAATGACGTAACGGACCACAGCCCCGTCAACCACACCTGCATCGGCAAAAGTGCGGAACCCGGTTACAGCCGCACCGAGTGTGATCGCGCCTGTGCCGGCAGTGGCCGTCGCTACCTTGGCTCTGTTGACAAGAACTACCATTCAGAAAACCCCCTATGCGATGCGAATAATTGCGCTGGTCACGTCAGCAGCGGGGAATACAATTTGAAAGTCGCCCACGTTAGAAACCTTGTCACTTCCAAAATCCAAAACCAGCACCGCGGGATCGCCGGCCGCCGTGTCGTTGTATATCAACGCACCCCGAGCTGTGATCGTAGCCGACGTAAACGTGATGTCAGCGAAATCTGCAAAGGCCGCGGTCCCGCTCACCGCGGGCGTAACCGTTGTCAAAGCACCGCCGCCCGCAACATATGAGCCAGATTCGCCAACTTCATTTGACGCTGTGTATGCCGTGGTTGCGGCGTTCAAAGACGCGCTATTGGTGAACAACGCCAACTTGAAGACATTGCCGGTGCTGGCGGTGAAGTTGTGGACCCCTTGCAGCAGCTCCTGCTTAAACGAAGTGCAAAGAAAGTTTCCCGAAAAAGCCATGTCAGAGTCTCCGTATCAGGTCTGCCAGATCCGAATGACCAGCATCGTTGAGTGCGTTATACACGGTTGTGCGGTCTGAAGCGACAGCATCTTTGATGCAACCCGTCACCACAGAAGCAACCTGCGTTTTATAAGCACGAGCTTGTTCTCGAATTGCAGGATGAGCTGTGTCGGCAACAGAGACAATCTTGTCAGCGCAGCGTGCGGCGTGCTCTTCGGCACTGAACCCTCGGTCGGATGTTGTCCGCACCTGCACCGCCATTGTGCCCATTGTTCCAATGTTCATTGTTGTCTCACTTGCCCGTCGCGATAATCATCGCGTTTGCTACGCACATCTATGCCGGTTAACTGACCAAGCGCGGAGTTGTATTGCTTTTCGTAAGACGCCATGATGTCGGCCTCACCTTTGAGGTAAACATATGCTTCAACGATCGCTCCGTTGAGCAGCACGGCCTCTGCGTTTTCACCAAGCCACGATGTTTCAGATTCCACGATAGACACGGGGTCGTAATAGTAGTGAATTTCTGCGGTATAATCGGCGTCCGTCGACGGAGCAATTATAAAGTTTCCCGGATTACCCACCGTGTCGCCATCAAACTGAGCGTAATACCGAGGGAGCCCTGTTGTGGATGGGTTCGGATACGCTTCGCGCAGAAGGTTGACGTCCTTGTCGTACAGGTACGAATAATTACCGGAACCGTCGATCAGGGCCAACGAAAATACTGACAGGAAGTCGGAAGGTCGAGCCACGTACTGAGACCCAGCCGCGACCGTGGCCGTTGCGTTCTTGCGAAGCTCCGGGATCATGATCGTGCGATACACGCGCTGCTCGGTTTGACGAACAAAACGCGGGATGTTGGCCACAAAAGTCGGTTCGCGTTGTTCCGTGTAATCTTGGATCAATGCAACGAGTTCAGTATAGTTCATGGGTCAACCTCCTGTAACGACGGTGACGGTGCCCACAGCAGCTGTGAGGTAAATCTCGGGATGCCCAACTGGCCGCCAACCAAATAGACCGATCGACTGTAGCCGGTTGTTGTCAGGGCGAGGCTCACGCAGCGACATGGGATCAGTGATGCGCAACCTGCCGATAAAGTTCTGAGGTTGATCGGGATCTGCCACGTCTTTTCCAACCCGCAGCCCCGTGCGTGTACCGTTGACGTATTCGTAGACGAGATCCGACAGCAGATACTGAAAACCCGTTTTGTCGCAAATACCAATAGCTTTGCTGCCGCGTGCAAACTGACCCATCAGTAAATCCCCGGCGAGAAGAACGTCGGAGACTTGTCGCGGTCTTCAGCAGCCGCAAGGGCGAACTGTTCGTCGTATATCTGTTTGAGCACCATAACGCGCGCCGCCGCCTCGGGCTTCTTTGACGCAACTCTGAAAGCCAAGCCCGCAACGAGAGCCGGTACAAACCGAGAAGGAACAGGCGCACCAGCGCCGACCCCCGAGGCCAGACCGTCGATACCCGCAAGTCGGTAAAAGAACAGTTCGTATTTGTCGGTGGTGTCAGGCACCGGCCAGAGCGTCATGTTTGTGGTGAGACCGCGATCAATATAAATCTGGGTTGGCCTGCCCAACAAAGCCTTGGCGGACTGGGCCGCGTATGTCGAGACACTGATCCTCTGCAGCGCGGTGTCGGCTTGGCTCACCCCTGTTCCAATACGCAGCTGATGCTCAATGACGTCGATGGTCTCGTCAGGGGCCGCGTATGTCGACTGTCCGGCAATCAACGGGATTGTTCCAGAAACCACGGTGAATAGGTTAATGCCGCGGTTCTGCCACTCAAGAGTCAACAGGTTCAGGCTACGTCTCGCAGAACGCATATCGTAGCCCGATCGCATCTCCACGCCGGCTTGCTCGTATGCTTCTTCAAAAAGCTCTGCGATATCTGGTACAACAACCGCCATGGATCACTTCCTAAACTTGGCCGTCTTCTTGGCTATCTTCTTCGGTTGTGCCACAAACTGCTTGCCTTTGCGAGTACCTTTTCGCTTGGCCTTTGAAGTGGCCGCGTATTCGGCAGGGCTAAGCGCATCTCTGGCCTTTTTTGGCAAGTATCGCTCACCAGTGGCCTTGGCGCCCTGAGTTGAAGGTTTGCCGCTCTTGGTGCCCCAATCTTCCTTGCCCCACTTACTTAGGCTTTTTTGACTTTTTGCTTTTGCCATCTGTTCTAGCCTTTGCGGTTTTACCAAGGTCTTTGTAGTGGACCAAAGTTTTTGATGACTTGGACATCGCAGCGCCGGTCATAAGCGTTCCATCTTTGTGCTTGTGGGTCGCGCCCTTGTGCTCAGTCCCGTCCTTGAGATAATGCTTAACGCCCTTCATTTGTACCCGCCCCCATTCTCCTTGTATCGTTTGGCAAGCATTTGCGCCTTTCGAGCACTCCACTGACCAGCCGACCCGCCCTTGCTGCCCGCCTTTATCGTACCAAACAGCCGCTTGCGCATCGTGGGCTTGGTGTAGTTACCCGCCTCATTGACCTTGGACTTTGAAGCGGGCGTTTTTGATGGCTTCGCCATTAGCACATCTTGCCTTTTGTGCGCCCCTTCATGACGGCACCATCGGCCCGTGTTACCTTTCCACCAGATTTCATATAGCTGACCTTGCCACCGGCTTTCATACCGCCAACCCCAGAGGGTAAACTTGGCCCACTCATGCCGCTCGGGCGACTTGGGCCCCCTGTTCCACTTTTGCGCCGATCGTCTTTTTTATCATCACGGGCAGCGTTAAGCAGCATCGCGAGAGGGCTGAACTTGGCCAAAGCACCCCCTATTGCCTTCTTCTTAACAGGCTTTTTCATTCGATTTCCTTTCAGTTGGCTACCCATCTGGGCTCTTGAGATTGACATTAGCAGTTCCACGCTCGCAGGCTCTTGTTGATCCGGCTATCCGGGTCTTTGGCGGTCTTGGATGACGTGTTCTTGGCTTTCATGCCTTTCATTCTAGCACAAAAACTCTTGCGGCGCGCGGCATCTTTTTTGGTCTTTGGTTTCGGCGCAGGGGGCTTGAGGTTCATACCCTGCTTTTTCGCCGAAGCTCTACCCTTGGCGTTAAGTCCGCCTTTGGGATTTTTCCCTGCCTTGCGGGTCCAAGCTGGAGATTTAGTCATTACAAGCATACCTCAGCGTGCGTCGCAATTGCCACCTGTATTTCCTCTTGGGTCCGAACGGTGTCAGATCGTGATCGAGTCGGCAGGCTATCCCGCCATTCGGCGCAAAGCGCAACCTCAGTCGCGCCAACCAGCGTCATCGTATTTACGCAGCCGCTCGTCAGAAGTAGCATCAGAAGCGCGACGCTGAATGTCTTGGGCATTTTCCAAATCCTCAATTTTTGCGTCTTTGCGGTCGTCCTTAACTGCGTCTTTTCTGATTGCGAAGTAGCCAGCGACCAGACCTAAGACAATCGCAGCACCGCCGTAGATTTTAGCCATGAGCCAAGTCATTTGCTTTTACCAACCGGCGTGGTTGTAACGCTGCGCAGATACAGGTTTGCAATACCCATGACGATTGACGCACACATGCCGAGCATTCCAGCTTGTTCAGATGTGATCGGCAGCTGATCCGCGTATTGCATTGCAGCCGCTGCGACCATGACAATGATGGACACGGCGTTCACTACGATTGTGCGATAACCTTTCATGACTTGCCCCCAAATAACGACTGCAGGAGGGTTGTCAGCCAGTGAACCGGTGCAGCGGGTGTCGCGGTAACGGGCGCGGCTGATGTTCCCGTATGAGATACGCGCCGCCCCATGCGTTTGAGAACATCGTCACCGCTCATCGTGCGCAACTGGCCGATCAGCTTGCCTTTGCCGTTGGTTTTCCAAACCGGAATACGGTCCCCGTTGGCGTCATAGTCTCCCGTATGGAATAGGTCCATTTCGGCCGTCCTGCGCTTGCGAAGTTCAGGCGGTCTAAGCCAGCCCATAAAGTGGCGCTTGGCGTCTGGATCGTGTGCGTTAATTGCTTTGGTCAGCTTGGCGCGGTGTATCCCGCCTGTGTTCAGGTCAAAGGACACAAGCGCGTCAAACTCATGCTGTGCCAAAGGAACCTTTATTGCCGCGTTGACGCGCTTTTCATACTTGACGACATCTTGGGCAAACAGTTTCAAAGCCTTGTCGATTTCTTTGTCTATGTCTGCGGGCATTGCCAGCGACATTTTAGCAGGGTCGGGCCCGCCCGCGTTCTTTGTGTGACCGATGCCGTATGTTAGTACGCCTGCGCTGTCGTAATATGGCGCAGGGACGATGCCCTCATGCTCTGCAATCTCTAGGGTTCCGCGTGTTGATACTCTCATCACTCTCTCCTTTTCCGTGTCATGTGCCGAAAATAAGCCGCAAAATGCTGTCTTTGAAAAACCCAAAACCCAAGATAACAAGAGTACCGATGAACCCCAAAACAATCATAGCTCCGGCAAACCGCGCACGCCATCCCGTCACCATATCCGCAACAGGCTCAACCCGATCCAACCGCGACACGATCTTCTTGTGACCTTGCTGCAATTCCAAAAGCGTGCTGTTGACCCGCTCACGATTTGCCGCCGCCGCCGCGTTTGTCTCCTTGCGGTCCTCGCGGTCGCGTTCCAACCTGTTGTTCATCGCCTCAATTTGGGCAGTGAGTGCGCCAATAGCTTGCGCGGTATTTTGCTCTTCTGCCATCTTCTAGGCTCCCTATTGTTTTCTCACAACAACTTGTTTGCAGGATGAGCAACAGTTGCAGGATCAATCAACTCAACCCCTCGCATTGCTGTCCCGTCTTCCTGCGCGTTTGCTACGATAGTAGACCCGTAATGGGTCCAAAGCGTAGCCCATTGCATCCACTCACCACGAGCCACCATTTCAGGTCCAAGCCAGAAGTTCACGTGATACCTTGTGTCAAGCACTGGGGCGGTAGTCTCATTGCCCTCTGCATCATAAACGCCTGCCGTGAGGACGTGTGAGCCTAGTTCTGCGATAGTGACGTCAGGTGCAGAGATAAGAGGCCCAGAGGCAGGCACAGCGGCTGTAACCACGTTGCCTGCCTCGTCTAGCACCTCAGCTTGTGCAGGGTTGGTGTAGACCTTGAGCTTAACGTCAAGGGCCTGAGCATCAAACGTAGCTTTGTCTGTTGCTCGAACCATGCACCATAGGTTTCCACGATCCATGACTGCGTAGATACGAACACCGTCAATGATTAGTTGTTCTACTGGATCAATCATGGTGTTTCTCCTTCTACTCGTGTCAGACCCATCGCCGCAAGTGCGTCAAGCCCATCTATGCCGCCTATTGCAGTGATGTCGTTTGGGTTTGCCTGCGGTGCGTCTGTGTCGCCACTCTCTACCCATAGAACAACCAACGCCTGCGCACGATTAGCCGCCGCCATGCTGACGTATTGTTCAGTATCCCATTCCGGCCTTTGCAGTGTTGAAGTGGCTGTCGTGACAAACCCATCAGATGCAGCCAGCGACGCGGCTGAATAAAGATTGCCCGCCGTGTCTTGCCATGATGGATCGCCGTAGGTCCGTTGATCCGCTGTGCTTAACCCTACAGCCATTGCATAGTGATTAGCGTCTGCAACGTGTGCCGATGGGACTGCGATTGTGATAATCATAGTGTCACCCCTGTGCGTGCTGCCATATAGGTCTCTGTTTCGTTAATCTGTGAAGCTGTTGACTGAGCGCCACGAATTATCAAACCATAAAGCCGACCATAAAAATGGCCTGACCCAGTTTCTTGCACGCCTATTCGTATCGTGTCCGATTTCATTGCAGATGCGGAGCCTCCATTAATATTATCATTAAACACGGTTTGTTCAGCACCATTTAAGCGCGCCTTGATGCGGCCAGTGGCTCCTAACGCATTGCTAATATCAAACAGCCCAGACATGATAACTGTGCTTGGTGCGGCTAAATCGTTTACCGATAAGAAGTTCTGGCCTGTACCACTCACGCTCCAAGCCCATTTTCTAGATGTATTATTATGCGGCGCGTACAATGCAAAAGTTCCGGCACCTTCGTTACCGTTAGTCCCGTTCATTACAATTGCGCCTAGTCCAGCATCGCTCTCTTTATAGACGCCGCAGAAAACATCTGTCTTTGATGTGCCAGTAAAGTCAACCACACCCGTAGCCATTGCATCATCCACACCGTCAAACGCCAGCCAATGCAGCCCCGCAGATGTTTGGTACGTGGGGCGTGCTGCTGATGTGGCTTGCGTTGCGTGGTTGCCGGGGAGTTCTTGGACGGACACATCAGATATAGTTGCTGTTAGACCACTACCTGAAACATTAAACGCAAATTTATTTATGTCAGAAACCGCTAAAATGTAACCCGTAAATGTTCCTGTCGTCGTGGAGGCTGGGCCGCTTGAACCGGATTGACCAGACAACCTCGGTACAATAATTTC